TAAATTTTGTAGCAGGAACTTATAATAGAATACAAAAACCAAGTGTTGAAAATCATATCTATGGAGACTATAACATACTAACTCGCGGCAGTGGAAATTTTGTTGTAGGAAGAAGAAATGAAGCTTCAGCAAATACTTCTGATTTAATTGGAGAATGCATATATGTTTCTGGGACTGGCAATTGGGTTGGAGGAAAAGATTCTAATGTTACTGGAATTGATATAATCTCTCTTGGTAAAGATATTAACATAACTCATTATGGAAATTTCTCAAATGTTGTTGGTAGAGGAAATACAATTAATGGTAGTGGATACTATTCTGATATTTATGGAAGTGATAATTTAAATAGTGGATTTAAAGCTATTATTGTTGGAAAAAATAATAATAATAGTTTAATTAGTTCTGAAACAACAATAGTTGGAAGAATCAATGAATCCTATAATGAAAAACAAGTTATAGTTGGTGAAAGAAATATAGCTACTGCTCCAAGGTCTTATACAGTTGGACAAAATAACGATAATAATGGAACTAGTGGTTATATATTCGGAGAAGAAAACTTAATAGGAAGTAATCTTGATTTAGGAAATAGTTTTAATTCAAATTCTTATATTATAGGAAGAGGTAATTCAAGTACTGCTTTTTCAAATAATATTTATATTTTTGGTTTAAACAATTTTGATGCAGAACAAAATAGTAATAATTATCTTATTGGTAATCTTAATAATATAAGTGATTATAGCGCTAATAATATATTAATTGGATATAGTAATTTTATTGACGGAGAAGGAGACAATGTTAATATTTTTGGAAGAAATAATACTTCAACAGCTAATGGTAATTCAACTATAGTTGGAAAATCAAATACCATATATGAAGGAACTGCAGACTATATTTTTGGTCAAGAGAATGTAATTGGTAATTATTATGCAACATATCGAGCAAGTGTTTTTGGATCTGGAAATACTATAGATGCTAACGATTCTGCAACTTATGGATATAATAACACCGTTACCACAACTTCTACTCGGTCTCATGTTTTTGGTTTAGGTAATATTTCTTCTGGCGCAGATGCAGTAATAGTTGGTAGTGGAAACAGAAACAGTGGCGTTAACAGTATGGTGGTTGGATATGGTAATATCAACACTTTAAGTGGATCAAATAGTAATATTTTTGGAAGAGGAAATACTTCTCACGCGAATAACTTAAGTGTTTACGGAAGTGGTAATCATGTTACTGGAGCAGATTCTGCGACTTATGGATATGGAAATAGAGTTGCTAGTACAGCAACAAGATCTCATGTTTTTGGATTTGAAAATGTTTCTTCTGGTGCAAATAATAATATTTTAGGTAGTGGAAATAGAGTAAGTAGTTTTAATAGTATAGTAATTGGTTATGGAAATGAAAATCAATTCAAAGCAACTGGTACAGATGTTTTTGGCCGTGGTAATTTATTAAATGATCAAAACACTAAAATTTATGGATCAGATAATAGAATTTCTGGATCAAATTCTGCTATTTATGGAGATAGTAATTCTGTATTTATAAATTCTTCATCTATTGATATTATAGGAGATGGTAATACTGTACGAAGTGGAAGTAATACTATTAATATCAATGGTGATGGTAATATACTAAATACTGGAGCTAATAGCATATTTATTTTTGGTAATGGTAATTTTATAGACTCTGGAACTAGTTCATCAAGAATATATGGCACTTCAAATACTATATCGGCTACTGGAAATTATATAAAAAATTTATATAGAATAATTGGATATGGTCCTGATTTTAACTATAACAGTAGCAATTTTTATGGAAATGAAAATCTTGATTCTGGTTACTCAAATAATATTTATGGCGACAATAATACTTTAAATACTGGAGCCGCTCAATCATATGTGTATGGAAAATTAAATCAATTAAATTCCCTTCAACAATTTGAAGATTATCTATTACCCGAAGATCAATTAAATCCATCTTTTGATAATTTTATTTTTGGTGAAAGTAATTTAATAACTGGCAGAGAAACATTTACAGTTGGAGCATATAATACTGGCAGACAAAATACTTCTGGATATATGTTTGGCAGAAGAAATTTTATGGCTTCTGGATTAACTGGATCAACAATAATTGGTAATGAAATAGTTTTCCCAATATCTGGAAATGCTGGTTATAAATTAAGTCCAAATAATATGAGTAACGCTATGCAAATTGGCGTTAATAACTCTGGAAAAATAACAATTTTACAAAATGGAAATATAGGAATAGGAACTAGTGGAACATTACCATTTGAAAATCCACAAGAATTACTGCATGTAAGAAGTGGAAATGTTTTACTTGATGCAACCGAAGGCGGATACTTTAAATTCTACGATAAAAATAGATACGACAATATTCCAGATAATCCATCTCAAGTTGGTCAACCTGGAGATATCAGAGCAATAGTATCTGGTGGTAACTTCAAAATAGATGGTGATCTTATACTTTCTACTGGTATTGGAGAAACTGGTCAATTCTTAAAAGGCAGAATATTCCAAGAAGCATTTACTAGAAATCTAGATGGTAGCATGTGGTGTTATGCTCCATCTGATCTCCAAGGAAATTGTACTAATGCAAGTGCAAATCCATATAATAATAACACAGAAAGTATAACTGGTACTGATGGAGCAACTTATACTCATAAAGTAGGATTATGGCAACCATATGGATTTGATCTAGGCTGGGATGCTCCAACAACCACGTATGCAAGTGGATATGTAAGTGGATTTATACAAAATATTTCAACTAGAGAAGGATCAATTGCAAAACCAGATTTTTGTAATGGAGATTGTAATTTTGATTATCAACCACATGAAATAGGAAGAATTGGAGGAAGAGCAATTACCTTCCTAGATGGTAATCCAACTTCAGCAATTATAACTGGCAGATATACTTTAATTAATACCCCAATAATGAAAACTACTAATTTATATTTACCTCCTGTAAATCAAAATAGTGGCGTATTATATACTGTAAAAAATCTAGGTCAAGGTAATATTATGGTCTTCTGTACTGGTTCAGAAAGAATAGATTTGTTCTTTACTGGATTTATGATAGATCAAAGATTTGCTAGTTATGAATTTTTAAGTAATGGAAGTGGCTGGTTTTTGGTGTAATAAAATGAAAGGTAAAAGGTAACTATGTCTTATATTCCAGAATATCATGAGAATTATTATAGAGTGGAAGGTACAGCCTTTAATCAAGGTAAAATTGGTATTGGAACAATTAACCCAGTACAATTACTACATGTAAGTGGTGGAAATATTAGACTAGATGGAACAGGATTTTTCAATGGTGATCTTAATGTTACTGGTAATTTAAATGTTTATGGAAGTACAGCTCAATTTGCAGTTTCTCAAGTGATAGCAGAAGATAAGTCTATTGAACTTAATGTAGCAACTGGAAGTCCAATTGGTGGAGGAAGTTATACTACTAGCGCTTTTACCGATGATGCTGGTGCAGATGAAGGTGGACTTGTTTTAAAATCAACTCAAGGAGATAAAGTTATACTTTATGAAACAGTTACTCCTGCTAGCGGTTGGGTTTCTAATCAAAGATGGAATGTAAGTGGAAATTATGGAAAAAATACTTTAAATTTAATTGATACGACCGCTAACGTTGGAATGACAATAGGTGGAGATACAAACCTTTATCGTTCTACAAATAATACTTTAAAAACAGATGATAGTTTAATTGTTGGAATAAATGGTGGAAAAACTACTCTCGAATTATCAGATACTACCGTAAATGTCGGATTAACAATAGGCGCTGATACTAACCTTTATCGTTCAGCAGCCGACACTTTAAAGACTGACGATAGTTTCGTCGTAGATGGCGCTGCGTTTAATGTAAACTCAGCGACTATCACATTAGGAGATGCCAATACTGATACGGTCACAATTAATGCTGGACCAGTTAATCTACCAAATGCTACATCAGCTGCTGATGCTTTGGTACTTGGCGCAGACGCTAATCTTTATCGTTCAGCAGCCGACACTTTAAAAACAGATGATAGTTTAATTGTAGATGGAAGTTTAACAGTAAATGGAAATGCTACATTCGGAGACACTACATCGGATACTCATATAGTTAACGGAAAATTAACTAATAATCTTCCTGACAATACTGCTACTGTTGTAGATCTTAAAGAAGCAACAAACTCTTATCTAAAATTAGACACAACAAATGCTAGTGAATTAGTAACAATTGGTGCAACTCCAAAATTTACAAGTTTAAATACAACTGACGCAACAAATTCTACAACTGCTGCTGCAACTTTTGCAGGAGGAGTTGGAATAGCTAAAAAACTTTATGTTGGAACAGATTTAAATGTTGTTGGATATTCTATTGCCAGCGTAAATGCAACAATAACAGCAGGGACTGACGCACAAGGACAAGGTCCCTTAACAAAAGACATTAATATAATAACCACAAATTCTTCTAATCCTGGAGCCGTAACTTTACCAACTGCTCAAGCTGGTATGAGAATAATAATAAGAAATACAACCGCAAATGGTCTGAAGATCTATCCAGCTACTAGCGCCAGAATAGACGCTCTATCATTAAATGCTGCCTTCGGAACAACTCTTACACAAAATACTCAGAAAGAATTCTACGCTATATCTGCAACTCAGTGGTATTCAGTATAAATTAATTTAAATTAAACTTTGCTATGTCTCAATATGCTTGAGATATAACTATCAAGTTGGTGATTATAAGCGATCTCTTGAATTTCTTTTACTGCTTCTTGATTTTTGTCTACTGGATTTTTAATATAATCTAAGATCTTTTCGTTCCAATTTTCTGGATTTTCGTTAGCAATAATGATATGAGAAATTTGTTCTGCTATTTCTTTTTGTTGATTGCTCATCTTTTTAATGTTATGCATTTCTCTTAATTTTGCGCCAACTTCTTCTTCTAGTTTTTGAGCTTTAGAGAGATTTTCTTTGATTTTAACAACACTATATTTTTCTTCAATAGAAGCTTTTGATTGTTGTCCTTGGCCAATTGGTTTAACATTTTTAGTTGATTGTGGGATTCCAGTTGATCCAGATGGTCTACCAGCACCTCCAGCTTGAGCTCCTCCAATTAATGGTTGATAAAATCCTTGATCTCTTAATTCTTTATATTTTAATTGTGATTCAAGTGATTCTTCGTTAGTAGGAAGTCTGCCAGTTTCAATAGCTTTAAGTCCTTCTTCTGGAGTTAAGATACCGAGTTCCATTAATCTATTAAATATTCTAGAATATTGAACATCATCTTTAAGATCAATATCTTCAAAAACTGGTTCTGGATAATTTTTAAAACCAAGATCTTTACTGATTCTACGTATTTCTGGAACTAAAAATTCAGTAATAAAAGTTTGGCGCGCTTGCTTTAATCTTTCCATAAATACTTGTACTTTGATACTTGTATTAGCAAATTTTTCACTACCAATAAGAATATTGTTTAATCCAATTTGAATATCTCTATCTACAACTTCATATTTTTCTGGACCAATAAGATTACCAATTTCTGGAATAACAAACTGAGCTTTAGTTGTATAATCAGCAATAAGAACACGACCAATACTTTGATTTTCGAAAAGACTTCTCATAGCTTCAAGATTCTTTTGGTTAATACCTCCATTATTAGGAGTATCTCCCATAGTAATTAAAAGAACAGCTTGTTGCATTGTTCTTGTGATAGCCATATCCATTTTTTTCATCTCAGCTTTCCAATTGATGTCTTCTAATACTGGAAAGCCCATGGGTACAGCAAATGGCTCGTAATCTTGCTTCTTATAAAATACAGCTGCGATTTTATCTCTTTCGAGAGGAATACTTAATATTCCAATGCCTTTTTGCATTACTAGATTTTGAGTTTCTTTTGGTAGGCTATTGAAGACTTCCTTGTCTTCATCTGTTTTCGGATTCTTTAATCTTTCTAATTCATAATCACTTAGTATTTTATAATATCTTCCAACTGCAAAATTAATACTTCCACCAATTTGAATATCTGCTGGATTTAAAACTATATATCTTGCTGGTAAACTTACAGAGGCTTTACTTGTTAGACCAAATGTTTGAGTGATTTTACTAATATCAGAATCTTGAATTTGGGTATCAAATCTATAGAGAAATACATTACCAGAACGATAATATTCTCTGAAAAACTTATCTTGCAAATCAGATATATTTATTTTTTTAAATAATGCAGAAAAGAAATCTCTTGATTTTTGACTTCCACCTTGAAAATATATATTACTAGAACTAAATTCCGTCATTAAGTCAATTGTATTGCGGAAAATTGCAAAGTTATAATAGCATTTTTGACAAAGAATAACTGCGTCTCGGATGTTGATATTTGAACTGCCTTTAATACCAGTAGAATATTTAAAAGGTATTAATCCATCATCAATATTTTTATATCTTTCTGTTCTTGTGATATTACCCGCTAAATTTCTTCTTGTTCTTGTCTCATCTGAAGCTTTTGACTCATAAGACTTAGAGCTTGCTTCTGCGACCATAAGAGGTTGAATATCGTTATTTTTAACGTTTTTTGTTTTATTTTGATTTTTTTTAGACATTTGTTTAAATTATTACACTTTATGTAATCATTATAGGCGAAAAAGTTGGAATTTCTAATATTTCTGGCTGAGACATAATATCATTATAGCATTTATAGCCCCAATTTGCAAGCATTAAAGCTGAATAATTATCTTTTCTGGCCTTATTTGCAGAAGCACTTCTTTTTAAATGTTGAGGTAAATCGAAGTTTTGATTACCACGACTAGTAGATGTATATTCAACTAAAGCACATTGTTTCTTGGTTTGATATATAAAATCATCTTGATTTTCTATAAAATCTAAAGTTGTCCAATCTTTCTTATCTTCTGTGCGGATTAAACTTAAATTAGCATTACTATTCATAACTTTATTGAAGAAGTCTTCATTACCACCAGTATTAGAAGCAAACCAAATTTTTTTATAATCAATACATGCTTGAAGATATTCGTTACCTTTTCTAATAAAATTACTAGTAAATACTTGATTTATAGCTATCCTTTGATCTTGTAAATTATATTTATTCCTAATATCTCGTACCATTAAATCATAATCTAGACCCTCTAAATCTGAATTAAAATCTAATAATTTAATATTTAATTTATCCTTTTTAAATAACTCTGATTCATTACAGCTAGATAAGAATACATCTGAACCCGCATTATCAAGTATAATAAATATAATATTAAAATGTGTCATTATATAATGAAAATATGCAACGTGATTTTTTAAATTACCTAAACCAGCATAAGTATGTACTAAACTAGACGTTTTTGTTTCTTCATCTATTTCTAATACTGCCATAGCAAAATAATCTGCATTTGGACTATCGCTCATATTAGGATCTATTCCAAGAACATATTTTTTATTTGATTCACCTTTTAAAAGAGTATGAGGTTTTTCTCCTAATTTCAAAGTGCATTCTTCCATCTTTTTTGCATTAAAATAACTATCACTGCCATCTGTAAATCGAGCGCAATATTCTCGAAGAAAACTGCTATGACTTGATCCGCCAGCTTGAGCTTCTTCAATAATTGTTTTATCGATCATTTCTTCTGGCAAAGCTTCATAGCTTAATTGACTTACAAAGTATTTTGCTTCGCCTTGTTCTTTTTCTAAAATTTTTGTACACCATTCAGAATATGTTTTATAAAGGTTTTCAAAAGTATAACTAGCAGAAGATAATGCTACCATTTTACTTGTATTTTCAAATACCATTCTATCTTCTTCTTTCATTAGCCCTTCTTCAATTAGTTTATCTTCAAATTCTCGTATCTCCATTCTCTCTTTAATGTTTTGTGGAGCTACTAGAAACGGCATCAATACATTTTTAATAATTTCCTCTGGAAGTAAAAGAAACTCGTCAAGCACAAGGATATTAGCGCGAAATCCTCGAATCTTTTCTCCGTTTAGAGGAATAGCCACTATACTTCCACCATTAATTTGCCATTCAAATTGATCATTACGCTTTGCTTTTGCGCCAAAACATTGAGCTAATAACTCTGCTCCAGAGCTTTCGACTATTTTTTCTAAATTATTAAAAATAAATCTAGCAGTTCTAAATGTTGGACCAGCTATAAGAATTTTAGTATTTGGTTCAAATACGCATTGAAGAAAGCAAAATACTGCAGCGATAAATGACTTACCACAACCACGACCAAAGACACACATGTTAAAATTTCTATTCATTAAAGCTTTAAGATGAATTTCTTGATAAGCCGCAAGTTTTACTCCACTAATAAGTTCTGTTGTAAACCCAAGATTTGCTCTAAGAAATTTTGCTAAACTAATTTTTGCCTCTTTGTCATTAAGATAACCCTTAAGCTCTGCTAATTCAGCATTAACATCTTTAACTTCTCTAATATATTTATCTGGACAGTATATCATAATAGTTTCATATCATAAGCTAATTGAAGGTCTATTTTACTATAAAAACATTCACTTGCAAATATAGATTCAATTGCTCTTTTCATTTCTTCTCTACCATCCACAAACAAAAATTGTAGATTACTATACTCTTGAATAAGAGATCTTACATTATGAAAGATATACTCTGGAGTAGCTTTAATCTTTTTGCTTATATAAGGAAGATATTGGAAACTTAAAGCGTTAGATAGTTTTTCCTCTACAATAACTATAAGATTGCAGTTGTTTTTTCTAGACTTATCTATCTCATTTTTAAATCTATCAAAATTACCCGCGCTTAAAGTACTTATAAAATCACTTAAGCTTTTTCTTTCTATATAACAACCGCAATTATCATTACTACAAGCATAGTCTCCAAAAGATAAAGTCTTAATTTCAAATGGAACATTAAACTTGAGCCAATTTTGTTCTCTCGTATCTACATAAATGGTATCTCGTGAAGATAATTTATTTTCAAATTGATCTGTTATTGCGTTTGGGTGAATGTATTTATTCTCTAATCCTATTTCTGAGCATAGCTGATAATAATCATTGAATATTTGATTATAAGAAATAATAGATGGACTCATTATTGTCCTGAGTTCTATTTGTGTTGGAGAATATATTAGATTCTTTTCGTCTTTTCTTTTGATTAAAAGATTTCTACAATACTCTTGAGCTTGATCTGATGGCTGTTGCTTTAGCCATTTCTTCATATTATTCTTGTCGTTAAAATCGCTATTTAAATACTGTTCTTTAGTTTTAAAATTTATTGTTTCGCCAGTCAGTAAATCTTTTTTAGGAAAATAAGTATGATAGTATTTTTCTTTATTTAAACCATATCCACGAAGAGCAAGATGAAGACTTTTTTCATCTTTGAACTCTTTACCATCTACTTTGCATATTACGCTCATCCATTTAAAATCTCATCTCTAGAGATTCCTAATATCTTGCATTTTATTTCTTCCATTGTAGACAATCTATCTATCTCTTTCTCAATAGTTTTTTTTCTCATTTCGGCCATCTTTAAAAGTTTAGCTCTACTCTCTTCTTCTTTCCACATCTGAACAAGATTTATAACTGATGCAGTTTCTTTAACTTGCTTGCTTAATTTATCGCTACGTTTTACTTTAAGATCATTGTTTAATTTTTGTTGACGATTTACGCAATCATTGTATTCTTTTCTAGCTGTACTACTAGCTTCTACGACGGCCATTGGTATTTTTCCATCTTCTTGCATAGAAAGTTCAATTTGATTTTGAAGTACATTAATCGTTTGTTGAATGTTCGAAGATATAACTACCTCTGTGCAGAGTACGATATATTGATCTACTTCTTCTTGAGAAAGATCACCTTTATCAAAAGTATATCTAACGAAACTACTTTCAAAAAGCTCCCTATCAGCTTCATTATCATAAATATTCATCTGGTGAATAAATCTATGAGTATTCATATAACTAATAAGAGAATTAATTTCTTTTTTATGTTTATGAGTAAGTTTATTTTTGTCAATACCATCTAAAACATATTTATTAATTTTAACTATCATTCTTTCTTCACTACGAGGAGGTTTATATCCTTCTGTGGCTGCGTTTTCATTTTCTGTGTTATTAAATTTTATATTGCTAGGAATGTTTTTCATATATTCCAAAACACTTCTAGTTTCTTGACATAAATTAGTTAAAGATTCATTTTTAAATAATATCTTTGCCATTTCAAGTCCTGTCATTGTGTGGCAATTATTACTGATATATTCTTTTTGCTCTATCGATAATTCAAGAAGACCCTTAGCTTGATATTCGTGACTTTTCTTAGGTTTGATTTGTCTGCTGGCTAAGAAATTTTTAACAGCTTTTCCTTCTTTACTTCTGCCATCTAAGTCATCTCTTCCAAAGGCTAATTGAACTAATTCAACTAATGATGGCGGATTATCTGTTCGACTATTCCATTCGTTTAATAGTTTTAATTGTTGTTCTTCTGTTAAAATTGGAATATCTTCGCTCATGATATATCAATATCTCCATTATACAAATGTTTTTTAACTTTTGTTATGATTGCTTTTTTAATATTTTTAATTTGCTTATATCCTGCCATTCTATTTTTTTCTGTAGTTTTATATCCCATTAATTTTGCTGTTTGTTCTTCATTTTTATTTTCTATATAAAGATAAGTATATACTTTCCATTCTATAGGTTTAAGAACTTGTTCCATTTTCTTATGAGTATTTGCAACGCTTTGTTCGATATTAAAATTTTCATTAGGGATTTCGTGTATTTCTTGAACATGATTTTCTAGACTTAGAGTTAGTTTAGTATCATGAGCATTCTTTTTACTTTTTGACCAATTTGCATAAAGAGGACAATTAGCGCATTGTTTTTGATAAATTGCACAGCCATCATCTGCTTCTGCTGCAGAACATTTAAGGCAAGGTCTAGTATAGTTGCTATAATTGTTTCGTATTAAATTTTTAATTTGATTACTTATAATACGATTAACCCAAGGAGCTAATGGTTTTGTTGGATTATATAAATGCCATTTTCTATAGATATGGAATCTTAAAATTTGAGAAACATCTGCAAAATCCATCCAAGCAATAGCAGTTAAATTCCACTTATTTTTTCTTTTTAAAATTTCAGTGTTTATTTCGTCAATTCTCTCTTCGAACTTTGTTTTCTTAGCCATCTATTTCTTTCCTATTTTTCATATAAGATGGTCTTAATGTTCCAGCTTCAGCTTTAAATTGATTTAAGAATTCTGAATTTTTTTGTTTATTCTTTTTTGCTGCAGCTTTACTCTTTTTTGTTTTGCTAGGTTTAATGTTTTCGCTACTAGAAAAAGCTTCTTCTGGAAGATTTGAAATTATGTCTCCCATTCTAATTTTAGTGGGTCTTATTTCGCTTATTTCAATATCAATTTTATTTATATTTGGTACGTAATTAATATTATCCGAATCTTCATTATCGTAATCATAATCTTCTTCTATATTTGATTTAACTTGTTTTTGAATATTTTGAGGTTTTGTAAATGTTGGTTTTTCCATTTGCACTTTATTAACTACAATAGTTTTATCAAATGATTTTCCACATGAACTGCAAAATTTAGGTTTTAAGTTGGTATACGAAGTTGGAGATCCACAATCTTGACAATATATCTTTAACATAATATATATTATACTATATATATTAATAAAATTCAAAACATTATTAATCTAGTTCTTCAAATTTTTCTATGATATAAGCTAAGATATCATTTCTCATAATATCTTCTCGTCCAAATTTAAATGTGCATATGCCCTTATCTTTGCTTTTCTTATCGTCAAAAAGGTTGTATATTCTATCAAATCCGCTATTTCTGATATCTGATTGTCTAATATCTCCAATTAATATTAATTTACTAAATTTGCCCATTCTTGTGGTGATTAACAATAAATCGTGAACACTTAAATTTTGGGCTTCGTCGCATATAATATAACTAGCATTAATGCTCAAACCGCGAAGAAATCCTACTGGCAATCCTTTTACACGTTCTTGTTTTAATAACATTTCTACTTGATTTTTAGGAAGTAATTCATGAAGTTTATCCATTAATGGTTGGAGATAAGGATCTAATTTGCTATGAAGATCGCCCTTAAGAAATCCTAGATTATGAGAGGAGCTTTCTACTGGATTACGAATATAAAATATCTCACCAATTTTTTTTTGATTTATAGCATTTAAAGCTGCGTATACGCTAAGAAGACTTTTCGCTGTTCCTGCTGGACCTTTACAAAAAACCATTTTAGTGTTTTTATCTTGAAGCAATTGAATAAACTTTTTTTGATTATCTGTCCATTGTAATTCGCGAATAGTTAAGAAGCCTTCAATTTTATCTCTTTGAGGAACAGGAGTTGACTTATCTTCTTTCTGTTTGTTCTTTTTAGACATTATACTTTACATAATTTATTACACGGTGTAATCTAAAATAGGAATATTAATGAGTTTTTTAAATAGTAACATACCTCCAATCGAATGCTTCGTGCGCGGGAATTTTCTTAGAAATCAAGAAGATAGTTTTGATAAAAAATATAAATGTTTGATTTTTGGTGTTACAAGCTTGCCTAGTCAAGTTCCCCTTTTTAATTTTCTTATGGAAGACGGTGGTATTTGGTGGCATGCTCCTATCAGTGCTTTTTGCTCTAAAGAAGACGCGCCAGATATGGAACTAACTGAGTTAGAGCTTTGGGATAGTTTTAGTTATAATATATCTGTAACAACTTTTTATTTATTAGAAAATAAAGTCGTAAAATACACTGGCAGAAGTGGAAAAGAATATCTTGGGCGTTATTTATTTACTTTTGATTGGGCGCACAGTGATTATAATGAATTAAATTTTGGATTTAGCGAAAAGCCAGATCAGCATAAAGCAGGTCATGTTATTAAACTTGATAATGGTAATTTTGCAATACAACCCAATAATAGAATTAGAGTATTTGATCCAAGTTTTGCAACAAAACCAAATGAATTAATATTGCAAAGAAAGATAAATTCTCATATTTATACTTCTGAAAACAGTCCAAAATGGATTACCGAAGATTCTGATAATTATGAATATGGTGTAAATAGTACAAATGGCTAGTAAAGATCTTTATTTAAAATATAGATTGGATGATAAACAAATTAAATAAACTTTGGAATTGGAAAACAAAAACATTATCTGTTGGGTTCGCTTTAATTGTATCTTGCATCGCCTGTTTAAAAATTGGTTTTGATCTTAAAAAAGATTATTCAATAACAAACTTACCTAATTCTTGTTTTGTTGATGCAATGATATATTCATCTAGATGTAATTTGCTTTTAAATTCAACTAGCGAAATATGGAATA